ACCCCGACTGCATGAGCGCAGAGGCCACCTGAGAAGGCTAAAAACAGGCAAGAACGTCTGGGTCAAGTCCTGCAAGGTTGGTGACGCAAGCAAGGGGGCGATATTCCACGACTATGCAATCAAGGAGCAAAAATGAAGACCGTAATTGAAATGGCAAAAGAAGCAGGGTTCACTGAAGGTGAGCTTGCGTGGCATGACGAAATAATTGAGCGACTTGCCGAGCTTGTCCGTGCTGACGAGCGTGAGAAATACAAGTGGGACGTTCACTCATGTGGCCCTACTTGCACAAAGGTTGCTTGCGTGGCTATGCGTGAAGCTGTTGAGGCCGAGCGTGAGGCGTGTGCGATGGTTTGCATGATTGAAATTGGCGGGATGGGTGATGGTTATGACTGTGCCGCCGCCATTCGAGCAAGGAGCAACACATGACTAGAGATCAGTTGAAACTTTTGTTGAGCTACGAACCGGACACTGGTTTGTTTTTTTGGTTATTAAACAAAGGAACGGCCAAGGCTGGAGATGTTGCGGGAGCTACAGCGTCAAACGGATACACAAATATTTGCATCGACAGAAAAACATACAAGGCCCACAGGCTTGCTTGGTTGTATGTTTATGGCGCACCACCCTCCAATCAGGTTGACCACATAAATGGCGTAAAAAACGACAACAGAATTGCCAATTTGAGGCTAGCGACAAATTTTGAGAATTCTCAAAATCACACATCCTTTGGGGTGCATTTGCACAAAGAAAAAAATAAGTGGCAAGCTCGAATTAGGGTCAGAGATAGGCGGCTGCATCTTGGTTATTTTGAGTCAAAACAGGATGCAGTCGCCGCATACCTGAAGGCAAAAGAAATTCACCACCAGTTTCAACCAACACCACGAGGTTTTACATGAAATGTTTTCACCGCTGGGAGCCGAGCAATTTCGGCATCAAGTACCGCATACCCACGCACTACCTGTACCAATGCACCCGGTGCAGCAAGATCATCGGCACATTACTCAAGGAGAAGACATGAACTTTAACCAAGGAAAACTGGCAGATGGTCTGGTCAATGACCTGCTTGAAGTCATTCACAAGTATGACGAGACGCTGTACATGGCAACCGTCATCGGGGTGTTGGAGCTTGTGAAGCAGCAACTTATCAACGAATCGGGGGAGAACGCAGATGACGATGACTGAATGCCAACACCGCTGGATAGAAGTCCCTGACAAGCCAATTTACAAATGCGCCCGATGCAATGCTTTTAGCGTGAGATTCAAATGAAATGCAAATGCCCCCCAACTTCCCCGTTTCTGTGGAAAGAAAACCCAAGGCCAAGTATGTTTGTCCAAGACATACATTACCGACCTAAGAAGCCACAGGTGTACGAAAACCTAACCAAAGAGGAAAACATTGTGGCTTATAAGCAGTTCAGCATTCATAGCCGAGCGCATCCCAAGACAAAGCCTGAACTGAACAAGCATGAGATTTCCTAAACACGATTACGTCAGAAGCCCAACACTGTTACGCAACGCTAGGCAAATACCATGCCAAAACTGTGGGGCAGACGATGGGACGGTCGTAGCAGCGCACACTAATTGGGGTGGCGGCAAGGGCAGAGGCATTAAAGCAAGTGACAATTTGATTGCCTCGCTTTGCTACGCTTGCCATGCTGAACTGGATCAGGGCAAGAATTTAAGCAAGGAAGAACGTCAGGAAATGTGGCACAAAAGCCATATCAAAACGGTAGACAAGCTGGTAACATTGGGCTTATGGCCTGACAATGTGCCTAAAGGACAACTATGAAATTCAGCGTTGAAAAGCAATCTGACCCTGTAATGCAATTCACTATGTGCTTGCTGCATAGCGTCACAAACGCGCACATCTTGCACCTGACAACCAAAAGTTACGCTGAACATAAGGCGTTAGAGGATTACTACACTGAAGTGGGTGATCTTGTGGATGACTTTATTGAAGCATTCCAAGGTAAGTACGGCTTGCTGCACGACTTCACTGCTGATTACGTTTTGCCGGGACAACCCATTGAATACTTAACCTACCTTAAAGATGAGGTGGCTACATTGCGTAGATCAGAGAAGTTTCCACAAGACAGCGAACTGCAAAACAGCGTGGATGAGATTGCCCAACTGATTGACTCAACACTTTACAAACTACGGTTCTTAAAATGAAGCTGAAAATACAATACAAGCCAATAGCAGACTTGATTCCTTACGCAAGGAACAGCCGCACACACAACGATGCCCAAGTCGCCCAAATAGCGGCATCCATCAAGGAATTTGGTTGGACTAACCCCGTATTGCTTGACGGGGAAAACGGCATCATTGCTGGTCACGGGCGGGTGTTGGCTGCACAAAAGCTAGGCGAAAGCGAAGTGCCGACCATCGAACTTAGCCACATGGATGACAACCAGAAACGCGCATACATCATTGCTGACAACAAACTGGCGTTAAACGCTGGTTGGGACAATGAAATGCTGATGCTTGAGGTGGCAGACCTTAAAGACGCAGGGTATGACCTTGGGCTTACGGGCTTTAGCTTGGATGAGCTTGAAGCATTAAATCCAGAGGTAATTGAAGGTTTGACAGACGAAGATTCTGTACCCGAAATACCTGAAGAGCCAAAGACCAAAAAAGGTGACATATACAGACTTGGTAACCATCGTTTAATGTGCGGTGATTCCACATTCATTGATGACATAGATAAATTGATGCAGGGAACGTATCCTGATCTTGTCCACACGGATCCTCCTTATGGAATGAATGCTGTCAGCAAGTCATCAGTTTTAAAGAAAAATTACAAGATTGACATTCTTGGTGATGACACGCCAGACGTAGCAAAAGATGCATTTAATCTAATATATGGTTTGTATCCAGAAGCAAAGCATATTTGGTGGGGCGCAAATTATTATTGTTCAGTATTACCTGACAGCGAATGTTGGTTAGTATGGGATAAGAATAACGGTCAATCAGATCAAACCGATTGTGAATTGGCATGGGCAAACTTTAGAAGTGTTGTGCGTCAATTTACACAAGCATCAGAAAAAACAAACCGAGTACATCCAACACAAAAGCCTGTTGCGCTTATGGAGTGGATTATTAAGCGATTTAAACTGTCAGCAAATACAATTGCTGATTACTTTGGTGGATCAGGCAGCACTCTGATTGCTGCTGAAAAGAACGGCATTCAATCATTTATTATGGAATTTGATCCAAGATTCTGTGATGTGATTGTTAAGCGATGGGAAGACTTCACAGGCAAGAAGGCAGAGCTTATTAATGCCGACCTACCCACATAACACCAAGTGTTCCGAGCTAGGGTGTAGCGAACCAAGGTCAAGGCTCAACAGCTTCTGTATCAAGCATGGAGGTAGGGACAACCTACCCTCAAGGGATACAGACAGCATCTATCAGACACCCGCTTGGCGAAGCATTAGACAGCGCCAACTATCCATGCAGCCACTATGCCAAGCCTGTCTAAGCAGGGGCAAGGTAGAGCAAGCGCAACACGTTGACCATGTGTTCGCATGGAAGCACATAGGCAAACACGCCTTCCTGAACAACATCTTTCAAAGCCTGTGCCATGCCGACCATAGCCATAAGACAGGTTTAGAGAAGCAAGGCGTATATACCCACTACACCCCCGATGGTGAGCGCACCTACAGTAAAGATGACTATGGGTATGTGTTGCATCAGAGCAACAGCTAGGTTAAAAAACGGGTCGAGATGGTGAATTTTGACCGAGAAACTAAAAATTATAAGGTGAATTAAAAAGCAAGCGCGAACCCAATTACCGCCAAATTGAGTTGGGCGAGGGGGGTTCTTATATGCTAGGATATAACCATGAACCGACTACCACCAGAATTGCATTTAGTTCACGGAACGCAAGCCTCGCATAAAGCCAAAGGTTTGCCGGAAGCTGTTCGCGCAAGAGTTCCGAAGGCTGTTTGGCTGGACAACCCTGATGCGTGGGACAGGGATGTGTTTGTCCAAGAAACGTCTGACTTCCTTTGGGAGACTTACGGTATTGGCTCAAACCAAGACCAACACGTTTTGGCTGCGCTGGCTAACCAGATGGAGATCTACATTAAGTGCATGAAGGGCGTGGCTAAAGGCGGCATCGTGACCACATTTAACAATGGCGCGACTGTTGGCCCAAATCCTTACCTGTCTGCTGGCGACAAGGCTTTGGCTCGGGCGGTGGTGTTGATGAACGAATTGGGGCTTACACCCCGTGGGCGACTTGCGACAAATAAGCAAGAAGGCGGCAAGTACTCTAAATTATTGGCAGGGCCATGAATTACGAAGATGGCATTATGTATGCCGTGCAAGTGGCAAGGGGTGAGATTGCAGTATGTCGAAATATTCGATTAGCTTGTCAGCGATTCCTTGACCAACTAGAAAACAAGACATGGGCTTATGAGTTTCACGTTAAATATGTGGAACACGTTTTGGAATTTATTTCTACGCTGCGCCACACAAAAGGCCCGGATGCTGGAAAGCCATTAAAACTCGAGCCATTCCAGATTTTTGCCATGTGCGCCATTTATGGGTTTAGGTCTAAAAAAGACCCGTCCAAACGAATGGTCACGGATGTGATTATTTTCATTCCTCGCAAGGCGGGTAAATCCACACTGACAGCGGCAATTGCCTTATATGAGTTAGCCTTTGGCGAAACTGGCTCTGAGGTGTATTCGCTGGCGACTACCCGTGACCAAGCGTCCATTGTGTTCCAAGCGTCACTTGGGTTTATTGATGCCATGCCTCCAGACGTAGCGGCTCTGTACACGACAAGCCGCCACAACATTATGAAGGCGGGTGACACGCAGTCGATGTTTAAGGCCTTGTCACGGGACGCTAAAAAAACGGGTGACGGTATGAACCCATCTTGCGCCATCATTGACGAGGCGGCGCAAATCGTTGACCGTAACGCTATTGAGGTGCTGCACTCAGGTATGGTTGCGCGGCAAAACCCATTGAGGATTTACATCACGACTGCCAGCTTCACCAAAGAGACAAAGTTTTATGAAGACATGACAATGCTTCAAACTATGTTGACGGGCGAGGCTAACGACAACCCGCGCTGGTTTGGCTTGCTGTATAGCCTAGATCCCGGTGACGATTGGCGGGATCCATCGACATGGGCTAAAGCTAACCCAATGCACGGCATTTCCATCTTTGAAGAAGCCATTGCCCAACGCGCAGAAGAAGCCAAACATAAGCCAGCGGCGCTAAACGAGTTCCTTTGCAAAACCCTAAACATCTATGTTTCGGCTAATTCCGCTTGGGTGGACAGGGCGTATTGGGATGACGACAAATGCAAGATCGTTGAAGAACGTGAGCCAGAAGCGGTGTTTATGGGCTTTGACTTGGCGGCAACACGCGACTTAAACGCTGTATGCACTTTGAAGCGGTATGCGGATGATGACTACGAAGCCGAATTTAAGTTCTTCCTCCCTGCTGATGGCTTTGAGTTAATTCCCAAGCACTACGGCGACATTTTCAGGGTGGCTAAGAATTCTGGCATTTTGCACATCACCGAAGGCAACGTAATGGATGACCGCGAAATTAGCGATTACATCATCCAGCAGTGCGCCAAATACGATGTGAAAGAGATTGGCTTTGACGCTTATAACGCTGCAAGCCTTGTTGCTCGACTGAATGATGCTGGTCTACCCGTTAAAAAGGTGGGACAGGGCATGGCTGTTTTGAGCAACCCAAGCAAACACGTTGAAAAATTATTGATGGGTCACGCTATTAAGCATGATGGCAATCCGTTTGTTGGTTGGCAGCTTGGGAACTGTGAAGTCTATGAAGATGTCAACGGGAACATCAAAGTGCGTAAAAATGAGGCAGACAAGTCGGCAAAGGTTGATGGTATTATTAGTTTAATCATTGCTGTACACTGTTCTTTGGACAATGCAACGCAATCGGGGTTTGGTTTCCGAACTTTTTGAGGTAAATCATGGCTATTTTCGACATTTTTAAACGAAAGCCCACTCAATCTGAGAGCAATACATTGTTCGGCCAAACGGCTTTGGGCAACAATATTGTCTATCAGGGCAGCGATAAGCGTGGTGGTGTTAACACCCAAATCCTGTATGTGACCACTGCCAGCACAACTACTGCTGGTCGCCCTGTGGATATGTCTGTGCTGACCCGAAACAGCACAATCATGTCGTGTGTGGGCGTAAAAGCGCGAGCTTTGGCGCAATTGCCTATCAAAATCTGCCATGAAATGGCAGACGGTAAATTGGTTGATGCTTGCAAAGGCGAAGGTGTTGGAACGCGAGATAAAGCTAAAGCGCGTCAAGTTGCGAAGCTGTTGGGCAACCCAAACAACTTCCAAAGCAAGTATGAGTTTTGGTATCAGTGGTTGATGTGGTACGAATTGTCTGGTGAGGCCTTTACCTTGTGGTGGAGGAAAGACCAAAACAGTTCTACCGAGACTCCACTGGAAATGTATGTGCTGGATTCAACGCTAATTGCTGTGACCATCACGCCAACACGTTACCCGACCTTTCGACTGTCAACACCTAGCTATGGTTTTAACAAAGACCATGACTTCAAGTATTTTCAAGTTATGCACACCAAGGAAATGGCGTGGCAAGGCTCGGCTGGTTTTAACAAAGCGATTTTGGCAACTGAGTTGGTTGGCCTTGACCAAGACATTGACCTGTACGCCAACTTTGTCATGCAGAACGGCGCGAAGCCAAGCGGTATGTTTGTTACCGATCAGGTTATTCCTGATGGCAAGTACAAAGAGATTGCAGCCCGTCTGAAAGAGGCGTGGAACAACATGACAGGCAGCAAGACCAGTGACCCGAGCAAGCCGGGACAGGGTATGTTGCTGGATCAAGGCATGAAGTATCAGAAACTTGAGATGCTAACCCTGCAAGACACTGATGCTGCTGCTTTGAAGTTGCAGACGATGCGCCGTATCTGTGGTTTGTTTGGTGTGCCGCCTTCTATGATTGGCATCCATGATGGCAAATTTAACAACAGCCAAACGGCTTTAGATGAGTTTTACAAAACCACCATGTACCCCACAATCGTCAACATTCAGCAGAAGTTGACACAGCATTTGCTTGAAGGTTACCCAAGTCTTTGCATTGAGTTTGATACCAAGGATTTCCTCAAGGGTGCGCCTTTGGATCAAATGAACTTTGCCACTGCTGGCGTAAAAGGTGGAATAATGACACCTAACGAAGCCCGTAATTACATGAATTTGCCCTCTAAGGAAGGTGCAGACGAATTGATGGCAGATGGTAAGGACGCTGAACCTGTCCCCGGCGCAAGCGGTCAAGATACTGGCGGCGGTGGCGGTAACCAAACCAGAAAAATGAACATTGGCGCTACTTGATATATCATGCGTACTGATACACAATATCTGGTAGCATTAGCCAAACAGGTCAAACGACCTAAACAGTTGCCTGTACTTCTAGGGCAACACCCTAAAATACAGGACAATAACCAATCCATTGCTTTAGGGGCAATCAATGAAGACATTGAATCTTATCTGCGAAGCCAAGCTAAATCTCAACGAGAAGGCTACCAACGGTCAACCAACTGGTCTGATTGAGGCTCGCATCACGACATTTGGCCCAAGAGAAGGCGCTGATGGGCGTAAGTTTTTCTATAAGGCTGAAGGCTTTATGGATTGGGCTAAAGAGTTTGCCGAAATGGGCCGACCACTGCCTATGTACGTTAACCACAATGCTGACGCAATCCCCGTGGGTGAGTGGACAAGCATTGAGATGGATGACGAAGGCATGAACGCTTCAGGCCGATTGTTTATGAACACATCTGCTGGCTCAGACCTTTACCAAGTGATGAAAGAATCCCCAAATATGTTTGGCGGGGTTTCTGTTGGCGCTTACGCTGAAGAATATCAAATGGTCAATGTCGAAGGCGAACCAGACCAATCAGAAGACGCTTATTTCCAAATTACCAAAGGCGGTTTGCGCGAAACCAGCGTTGTGATGTACCCAAATAACATGGCAGCAGAAATTAAGAAGTTGGAATATTTCCGACCTGATGGCTCTGCTGATTTAAAAGTTTTGGAAGAAGCCTTGCGGGATGCAGGGCTGTCCAAGAGCGATGCGGTCGCTGCCGCATCAACATTCAAGAAAGTGCTGGAGCAGCGTGATGCTGAAACGGTGGCTATTGAAAATGCGCCACAACAGAGTGATTCTGGTGCGGAAGCGACCGAAGCAGAAATTCTCGCGGCTCTTGAGCAACGTGAACTTCTAAAACTCCTTGATAAACGACTTAAAGGTTAAATCATGTCCCAAGTTATTCTTGAAAAACTGGATGCCATCGAAGCTAAACAAGCTGAAGGCATCTCGGCTGTAGAAGCCAAAATCCCCGCTGCTGTTGAAGCTGTCAAAGCTGAAATGGCTGAAATGGTATCTGCTCTGGAAGCCAAAGTTGCCTCCATTCAAATGCCTGAGTTCATTCGCACACCCGCTAAGACTGTTCGCCAAGATGTGAACCGTTCTGTGCGTGAGCAACTGTCTACCTTTTACAAAGGTAACAGCCGCATGGAAAAAGAACTGCAAATCTTTGCAGACGAAAGCCAAATGGACGCCTACCTGAAAGAAGCCTCTGCTTTGACCGCTGGCGGTGATGGCAAGGGTGGTCGTACTGGCTACGATCCTACTTTCACGGCTCTGCGTTTGCTGAACCCAATGCGCGGTGTTTCTCGCACTGTTGCAACTGATGGTTCTTCTTACCAGTTTCGCGTGCGCGTAGGCAACCCCGGTGAAGCATGGGGCTATGCGATTCAGAACAACGGTGCAGCCACCACTGAAGACACAAGCATCTGGCAATTGGTTCTGCAAGACTTGAACGTCCAGTTCCCAATCCGTACTGCTGCTCTGGATGACATTGATGGTTTGGAAGCTGTTGTTGTTGACGATATGTTAGCCTCGTTCGCTCAGAGCGAAGCCCTGTCGATGATTCAAAACAACGACCAAGCTGCTCAGTCCGTAAGCAACCCTTACGGCGGCACTAACGGTCTGCGTGGCTTGGATCAGTACGCTGGTTCTAACGCTACATACACTGGTGGTACATCGTCTGTTGCTGCTTTCGGCACATCTGGCACTGGCTCTACAAGCGGTCTGCATTCGCTGGCTACTTACGACCAGATCACCACCAACGCCAACACTGTGGGTGCTAACAACATCCAGTACAAAGACGTTATCAATTTGATCTACGCTTTGCCACAGCAGTATTGGACAAGCAACGCCAAGTTTATGGTTAGCCCAATCTTGGCTCAAGCTATCCGTGGTCTGCAAGACACAAATGGTCGTCCAATCTTCAACTCTACTGAGTCGTTGAATCCTGATGGCATCATTGGTCAAATGCTCGGCTTTGACGTTGTGATAAACAAGTATCTTGATACGCCATCGCAAACTACTACTGGCACTGCTGGCACTAACAGCCTGTACCCAATGTATTTTGCTGATTTCAGCCGCTTCCACACCATCGTGGATCGCCTGAACATGGTTATGCGCCGTTACGATCAGACCCTCCCCGGTTTTATTACGTTTTTCGGCGAAAAAAGGCTTTGCTCCAGTGTTCGCGACCCGAACGCGGGTGTGCGCTACCGATCAACCGGGACAGCAACGTAAAGTTGTGATGGGGGAGCTTGCCTCCCCCTTTTTTGTTATGTTTTACACATACATACATTTCAAAGCCGACACGCTTGAGCCTTTCTATATTGGAAAGGGACAAGGAAGGCGGCATCTTGTAAAGACAAAACGTAATAACCATTGGAATAATGTTGTTCGTAAGCATGGCTTTACTTCTGAAATACTTTGTAAGTGGAATACAGAGCATGAAGCACTGGAGCATGAAAAATTATTGATTCAGTGCTTTAAAGACATTGGCATTCCTTTGGTTAATTTGACTGATGGAGGCGAAGGAACCTCTGGATGGGTTCCATCTGAGTCTTGGAGGGCTAAAAAGAGCGCCTCACAGAAAGCCAACTTTGTAAATCCTATGTTCAACCAAGAATCTGCCGACAAAAGAAAAAACACAATAACAGGCCGGACTTTATCTGAGTCACACAAGGCAAACATTGGCTTGGCTTCTGTTGGAAATAAAAGTCGCTTGGGCTTTAAAAACACAATAGAATCAAACCTAAAAAGATCACAGAAGCTGCTCGGGAACAAGAATAGTCTTGGCATCGTGCAAAAACCAGCAGCCAATAAGAAAAGATCAGAATCTCTTAAAGCGTATTGGGCGCTAAAAAAGTCATCAATTTAGGAGTCTTTATGACCATTACCGAACGCATCCTGTCTGGGTTTAAGCAAACATTGGAAACTGGCGATAGAGTCACGATTGACTTGCGCGAGGCATCTGCTATCACTGGTTCAGGCTTGAATGTCGGTGGTCGCACTTACTTTGATGACGCATTCGCTGCGCTGCGTTATGCAAACCCGTTTCGCCAAGGCGCACGAATTATTAAGGCTCCCGGCAATTCTGAAGTTCAGTTTGTTGCCAAAACTGGTAACGCTGCAAACAGCACAAACCCTTGGGGCTACACAATTAACCCCAACAGTGGTTCACCAAACATCGACACAAGTTTTTGGCAAATGCCTACCCGTGTTATCACGGCGCAAATGCCTGTCCGTACCGCTGTTCTGACTGACATCAATGGTCTGCAAGCCGAATTGGTTGAAGACTTGATGATGGAATTTGCACAACTTGAAGGCGCATCTTGCGGCCTGAATAACGACCAAGCTGGCACTACTACCACATCAACTGGTGGCATTGATGGTTTGCGTGGCCTCAACAGCTACCCCGGCGCTGCTGGTGCTGCGGCTGCTTATGGTACAAGCGGTACAGCCATCACAAACGGCTTGCACACCATCCGCACTGTTGGCTACAACAACACTGGTGGCCTTGAAGCAGAAGTCTTGTCGGCAATGGCAAATGCGTTGCCATCGCAATACTGGTCTATGCCCGGTACTGCTTGGATGATGCACCCAACAGCCATTCAAACTTTGCGTAATTATGCTCACGGCGGTTCTAGTTATTCTTTTGTTGAAACTGGCTCGGCTGAAGCTGGTTCGCTGCTCCATGTGTATGGATTCCCCGTAATTCCAAACCCATATTTGGATGCAGCAGGGACTGTGGGCTGCAAGTCAATGTACCTTGCTAACTGGCCCCGTTTTATGACCATTGCTGATGTGGAAGAAATGACCGTTCAGGCAATGGAACAGACAACTCCCGGCTTTGTGCAGATGTATGCTGAAAAGCGTATGGTCAGCACTGTGCGTGATGTTTTTGCTGGTGTTCGTTCTATTGAGACTTAAACATGAGCCTTGACAACTATCAATACGCTGCGCCTTTTGGGGCGCAAACGCGCAATCCGTTTAACTATGCAAAGGTTGAACAGATTGACCGTGATAGTGTCACTCCGTGGTTGACGCTTGACGAAATCACGCAACAGCTAAACCTGTTTCAAGACGAAAGCCAAGACACTTATTTGTCTAGTCTTGAATTGGCTACACGGCAAGCAATTGAGGATTACTTGGGAATGTCTATCTTCCCGGTAAGTTATCGCGTCTGGTATGGCTCTGAAAGCCTTGTGGCATCTCCTATCAGTCTTGACTTGCCTGAAGTCAGCCAAAACTTTTACCCAAATCAGCCGGGGGTAACAATTGATTCGGTCGGATACTGGAACGATTCTTTTCCTCCAGTGTTTACGGCGCTGACAAATACAAGTTACTACTACGACCCATCTGGCAACAAAGTGATTGTCAACAATTTGCCGACTGACGTTAATTCGGTAATGACTGCGCCAATCAATGTGCTGTACACAACGGTATCAAACCCTTTGTCTGCTTACCCTGTTATAAAGCAAGCTGGTTTGTTGTTGCTAACGCACTTGTATAACAACCGTTCAAACTCAACAGCGGTACAGCTTAAAGACATTCCGTTTGGCGTGACAACGCTTTTACGCAGTTACAAACCTTTGGTGATGTAAATGTCTATCGCCCGTTTTGAAAACATCAACATCAACAATCTGACTTTTACCAAGTCGGATTTTGGTGAAGGCGCAACAACTCAGACGTTGTGGTTTGTGACTCGAGCAAAAGTTGCGGATGTTGCAAACAGTCTAAAAATTGCGGAGAAGTATCGTCTGTACCAAGACATGACCAACTTTACGTTGAACTACACGCCAAACATGAAAGCAATAGTGGATAACCAAAACCTCTATTCAATCACATGGCGTGGCAAAGATTGGCGTATTGACAGCGCACGGGAAACTGATGATCGCATGAACATTATTTTCCTTTGCTATCGTTCTGATCCAGTTACGGCGGTCTAATGGCAGCACAACTCAATCCTGTTGTTTACGGTAAAGCCATCCAGTACCAACTGGCTAGCATTGTTACGCCAGTGCCTGTGTATGCGGCTTTCAACCGTAACTTTGCTACACAGCCAAAGTTCATTACTTGGATGCTGCGTAACGTGCATCAGCCTGTTTATACGGGTACACAGCAAAGCAACAAAGGCATTGATCGTCCTGTGTTTCAGATTTCTATTTTCACTCAACAGATTGAAGATGGTTTTACAATCTCAAATCAGATTCTGCAAGCCTTACACGGGTATAGCGGCATCTTGGGCAGTCCCGCAGAAGGCTTTTACATTTCAAAAGCCGATGTGAATTGGTTATATAACAGTTACAACGATGAGGAAAAATTGGGGCAGATCTTTTTAGACTGCACCATTGACATCCCGGCGTAAGACAAGACAATTGTTCAACTTTTAAAGGATACTCAAAATGGCTTTACCAAACAAAGTTCTTCCCGGTTTTACGGCAGCGTTGTACGCACAGCCCGGAGCCACACCTACTCCTTTGACTACTGCACAGTTGTCCTTGGTCGCTAGCGTGGCCCCTCTTGCTGTTAGCGGCAACATCATTCCTGTGGAAGCAATCCCTGCTTTCGGTCAAGATGATGCTGTGGCCAGTTTCGGCGTAGCGGGTTCGCGTCAATCTGACAAGATCCCTGTTCAAGCTGCTCCAACTTCCATGACCATCACTGCGGCATGGAATCCTGCTGACACCAACTTGCTGTTGATGCGAGCAGATGCCTATTCTGGCGTGATTGACCGCACTTTTATCATCTCGGCTACCGAGGGTTCAAACATCGTTTATTACGCCTTTAACGGGCGTGTAGGCCAGTTCCAGATTGATGCTGCTCCCGGCGCTGAAGCCAAGGCAACATTTACCGTCCATCCCCGTGGCAACCAATACGGTTGGTCTAACAACGCATAAGGAGTCATCATGGCTATCCCTGCAAAAGTTCTTCCCGGTTTTAGCGCATCGCTGTTTATGCAATCATCGGCTACGCCAACACCCCTGACTACAGCTAATCTGTCTGTCTGGTCTGCTCAAGTTGCCACCATTGTTGGTACTTCTGCTGGCGGTACAGGCGCTGCTGGTGTTGCTGTTCCTGTTGAGGCAATCCCTGCCTTTGGTCAGGACGATGCGGTTGCCAGTTTCGGTGTTGCTGGCTCTCGTCAAAGCGACAAGATTCCTGTGCAAGCGGCTCCTACAAGCATGACCATTACGGCTGCTTGGAACCCTGCTGATACAGCCTTGTTGCAAATTCGTTCTGATGCTTACTCTGGTGTTGTTGATCGCACTTTTGTGGTTGCAGCAGTAGAAGGCGCAAACACCATTGCTTACGCTTTTAACGGTCGCGTGGGTCAATTCCAAATTGACGCACAACCGGGGGCAGAAGCTAAATGCACATTCACTGTTCATCCGCGAGGCAACCAGTACGGCTGGTCGAACAACTGATGAAAGTCTCAGACGCAATCGAAGCAATTGTGACCAGCTACGGCGACATTGAACTTGTTGCCCGTGGCTTGGTGGTTGACGCTGATGAACTTGCAAAAGCCACAGCTAAACCCGATACAGCCGAAGCAATTGCTTTGGCTTTGCTGAAGAAGTACAACGTAACTGCCTCTGTGGTGGTTATTGAAGAAGTCAATACAACAGAGTAACAAGACATGATAGTAAAAGACAGTAACGACCTTCTAAACTTCCTTGTAGCCCAATCCGATTCTTCAAAGAATTGGTTTGGGTGGCAACAGCAGAAGTTGACTGCTATTAACCTTGCTCACGAAATAGCAGCTAGACACGCTGACAAATTGACAGCAACCGAGATCGTTGATTTCGTTAGCGAGTTAAACAACGAGTTGTACCAAAAGATTATCAAACCGAAAGCATGACATGGGTGGCGTTACCATTAAGCTAGAAGGTCTTGGTGACGTTATCAAAGTCTTTGACGAACTCGCTCAAGAGATAGGCGACAAAAAAGCCCGTAGCAAAATCTTGATCCCTGCTGCAAGGGATGCAATGAAACCCGTGCTGGCATTGGCCCAACAAAATTCACCAGTGGATACAGGCGCTTTGCAATTACTGTTGCAAGTTGAAGCCAGAAGACCCACAAGCAAAGATAGGCGTTCTAAGTACATCACAGGCAATGATGCGGTGATTGCTGCTGTCACCACAGCCTCTGGCAAGAAGATGCGAGCCATGAGCGAAGGCAAAGGGCTAGAACGCACCAGAAGGCGCATGATTAAGCTAGGCGCAACCAAAGACCAAGCACAGTCCTTTGAGGGCTTTAAAAGCGATGCAAGGGCTATTGCTCAAGAGTTTGGTACGGGTAAAATGCCAGCACAGCCATACCTAAGACCAGCGTTAGAAAGTCAATCACAAGAAACTGTGAACAGGTTGGCTGAAGGTCTACGAAAATACATTGCAAAATTTAGGGCAAAAACATGACAAAACTCAGCAACGCATTTGGTGCAACTTATGACAAGATGCGCCGAGAAATTCTGACTCGCAAGTTTGAACTTGGCGGCTTTACGTTTAAAGTCCGTGTGCCTTTGGTTGCAGAGTCTGACGCGATTTACACGCGCATAACAAATCCTGACGAAGCAAAGATTGAAAGCATTTATCAATTGCTTGTTGAGCCTTTGCAGAAATTCCGCGAATCGCCAGAAGCCACAGAATCTGGCTTTGAGTTTTTGGAAAACGATGTGCTGGTGCAAGGCAAGTCGTTGCGCGAAGCTGCCAGAAACAAGGCGTTGACCGAGGCTAGGATTGTTGAATACATCAAGTTGCTTGTTCCAGAAGATGCTGACGCAACGCTGAACGACATTACTTACGAAGACATTGAGGCTGAGTGGCCTTTGAATGTTCAGTTGGCGTTGTGCGAAAAGATTGGTGAAGTTATCAGTCCTAACTACAAGGAAACTCGGGGAAACTGATTGGCTCGTTAAAGACTCAAGTTGAAACAGCTTTAATCTTTAACGGGCATACACCCGAATCAATTGCGGCGCTAGATGGGATAACGATGGCGCGGCTTCAGACAATGTACGGGGACGGGGTTATTGGAAATCACAAGACAATAGAAATGCTTGGAACGCTTATAACTGGTGTGTTTAACTATGTTCGCGATTCAAAATCACGACCTTATACACTAGCCAATGTTGCGGGTTCAGCCTATGATTACCTCTATCCTCCGTTGCCGCCAGAAGCGCAAAAAGAGGCAACAAACAACAGCTTGCTTGCCTACTTAAGCCAAGCACCGGGATTTGTAAAAGACAGGTTTAAGGTGAAAAACGATGGCTAATATGATTGCCCGATTGGGCGTAATGCTTGGCATTGACAGTGCTGAGTTTGTCCGTGGCATTGATGGCGCAACCAAAAAGCTAGAGCAATTTAGCGAGGCTGCGGAAAAATCAGGAAAGATTGCAGCTACAGCATTGGTAGCCGCAAGCATTGCCGCTTTAAATTACGCCGATGAAGTGGTTGATCTCGCCAAAGCAAATGACGTTGCTGTTGGTACTGTTTTAAAACTGCGTAACGCATTGCAAGACAACGGCGGCGAAGCTGGTAACGCTGCAAAGATGCTGTCATCCTTTGTTGGCTTTGTGGATAAAACTGCTGAAGGTAGTTTTGAAGCGCAACAGACAATGGCAAGGCTTGGCGTTACGCTTAAGGATGTTGGCAATCTCAGTATTGATGAATTGCAAAACAAACTTATAAAGTCATTGGGTCAAGTTGAAGACCCAATAACCCGTAACGCAATGGCGATGGAGATTTTTGGCAAGGCCGCAAAGGGCGTTGACTTTGTTGGCATGGCTAAAAGTTTGTCAGAAACAAGTGTCTTTGCTGAAGCCCAAGCCAAAGCATTTCAGGATGCTGCTGATGTTGTTGGCATCTTTGAAAAACACTCGCGTGATTTGGCGGTTGTGTTGGTGACCGAATTAGGCCCACCATTACTTGCAACCATTGAATATTTCAATACGCTTTCAGGTTCGTCCAACATATTTGGTTCCGCATTTAAAGTTGTGTTTCAAACCGTAGCTGTGCTGGCTACTGATTTGATTTTTATCTTTAAGGGAATTAATGCCGAGATTGAACACACGATTAACAGCACAAAAATTTTATTCACTGAAGGCATAAAAGCAGCACAAGAAGAAAACAAGCGATACGAAGCAAGAAATATTGAGCGCAGACTTGAACTTGATAGGCTGCAAGCACAAATTATGGGTGACCCCGGTGGGGCTACAAGAAGATCAGACTTTGTAACGCCTCCCGGCAAAGGCGGCCCATTGCGCGGCACAAAGGTTGGCGAAGGCCCTGAAGCCAAAGCAGCACGGTTAGAAGCTGAAAGAGAAGCCAAGCGCATGGCTGCTGAAGCTGCTAGGCTTGAGAAGCAATTGGCTGCTGACGCTGAACGTGAAGCAACACGTTTGCGCGAAAACGAACTAAAGATTGGCGAGATACGCAATCAAACAGTTGCTCTTAACTTTAAGACCAATCAACAACTTGAAGAACGCCAAACGCTTGAATCTTTGTCGCTTGATCGTCAGCGAACAATCTTTAATTACGAACAGCAAACAAGATTGCTGCGCGAAAAAGACAAACAGTTGGCGATTGATATTTTTAACATTCGCACACAGCAAGAAGACAAGATTAGGGCCATCCAGCAAGAGACAAACTTGTTAGAGGCTGATCGTGAACAACTCATAAAGAATCAAAACCAACTTGCCGAAAAAGCAATTGAGTTGGCACGGGAGCGTAACCGTGTGATGCGTGAGATGCAAGAGGGTGACGCAAGTAAAGGTTTTAACAAGCGTCTAGAAGAATTTTTTGCGTTTGCTCCAACTCAAATGGAAAACGGCGCTCAAATTTTTGAGTCGTTGTTAGGTAACATGACCAGTGCGTTAGACAAGTTTGTCAGCACTGGCAAGCTGTCGTTTAAAGACCTGACGCGCAGCATTATCCAAGACATGATCCGCATCCAGCTACGCGCACAAATGATTAGCTTGTTCAGCAGTATGTTTAACTTTGCTGGCGCTACTGCTGTTTCTAGCTACAGTGATACTGGCGGCATATCTGAAAGCGTCTTCAATCCTCGCGCAAGAGCTAATGGTGGCCCTGTTGATGCGGGGATGCCTTACATGGTTGGTGAGCGTGGCCCTGAAGTAATTGTGCCAAGAACAAATGGAACAGTTATTCCAAACAACCAACTTGGTTCAGCAATGGGCGGTCAAACCAACGTAACCAACAACTACATTAACGCCATTGATGTGAAGTCGTTTGAGACTAAGCTATTGGAAAGCAGCAACACCATTTGGGCTGGCTACCAATACGCTAACAAGCAGTTGGCAACAAACGGACGAAGGGCTTAATCATGTCATTCCAAACTGTGTTCAATATTCAGCAGTCCATGACGGTAAACAACCGCAGAATGGTTGGTCAGCAAGTCGCTAGGTCTGGTTACATTACTGTTGCTCAGTACCTCACAGCAGTGCCTTGGGTGTTTACTGTCACGCCACACAACTACTTGTATTACCCACAAGTGCGCGACATTATTCAAGCCATTGACAACAAAGACCGTCAACTGCCCGAAACGATTACGTTTAACAATGACAACTTGGATTGGTTTACCAAAACGCTTGGCACGGCTACCACTGCAACATTAAACGGCACACCTACAGCCAACACACAAACGCTTGCCCTGACCTCTAACGGGACGTTTAAAGCGGGTGATTTCATTATGGTGGGTGGCTATACCTACAAAATCACAGCAGACTCTGCTGGCGCTTCTGTAAACATCCACAGGCCATTGATCGGTTCTCCTGTATCTGGTGCAACTGTATCTATCGGCAATGCTTGTACGTTTAATGTTGTGGCTGAACGCTGCCCAACATATACTTTGAACCCAATGACAGATGGCGCATTTGTTCAATGGGATGATGCGTTTGTTTTTAGGGAATACATCACATGACAGACATAGCAGCCGTTAGCGGCCCACAAATCAGACACGCAGAGTTTGTAAAGCTGACGGTTGGCACAGCCGCTACTGTTTACACATTCTGTAATGCGGCAGCGCCTATTACTGTTGGCGGCAACACGTTTAACAATTTAGGCGCTTTGCTAAACGTAGGTGATGTGCAGCGTGATATGCGCTCAACCAGTGATGACATGACCATTGCGTTGACGGGTATTGACCCAACAAACATTGGCATCATCTTGGGCAACGACATTAAAGGGTCGCTTGTTGAGGTGTGGCGTGGGTTCTTTGACTCCAACAACCAAATCATCACAACGCCTACAACGCAATTCTTTAAGCGTTATCAAGGCATCATCAACAGTGTTTCCATCACAGAAGATTTTAATTCTGAGTTGCGTACACGCATTGCTACTTGCTCAATCGCTTGCTCGTCAATGCGGCGCATCTTGGAGAACAGGCTTGGCGGGGTTAAGACAAACCAATCTAGCTGGCAGTTCTTGTATCCCGGCGATACAAGCATGAACCGTGTGGCTACGATTGCAAACACTTACTTTGACTTTGGTAAGCCACCACAGACAGACACACAATCAACAGACACTACAGACCCAACATTAGCAGCATGATAAGACTAGCAACAAGATACGACATTCCAAGATTGCTTGAGATTGTTGAGGCATACGCTTATGAGATGCCCATCAAGACTCTAGGTAGGCCAAGTAATCATTTTCCAAAGTATGTAGAAGAACTGCTGTTTAGCATCATTGCTGGCAGAGGGTTTATTTACATTGACAACAATATGCGCGGCGCACTGATTGCTATCAAGCAAGGCAACGTGTGGTCGCCAAAGGTTAAAGAGTTAAATGAACTGTTGTGGTGGGTCGAGCCGGAACATCGAAATGGGACAATTGGCGGTAGGCTATGGAAAGCATTTGACAAGAGGGCTGAAGCGATGCTTAAAGCTGGCGACATTGATTTTGTTGTCACAAGCATTTCTGCTAATGGCCCTTTGATTGATTACACAAAACGCGGTTACACCCCATTGGGTGCATCGTTTGTACGGGAGTAAAAGATGGTCGGAACATTAATTGTCGCTGCGGCGGCTGGCGTAACAGCAGCAGGGGTCGCGGCTTCTTTTGCGCTTACGGCTGCTGCGTTTGCTGTTAACTTTGCTGTATCGCTTATTGTTAGCCGAGTCTTTGGGCAAAGTGGACAAGGCCCACAAGACAGCGGCACAAGGCAGCAAGTGCCACCATCAAGCATTAACGCAATTCCGATTGTGTACGGTGACGCTTATCTTGGCGGTACGTTTGTGGACGCTGTGTTGTCTACTGATCAAAAAACAATGTACTACGTTGTTGCTGTGTCTTGCGTCAGTCCTAACGGGCAGTTTACGTTTGACAGCACCAAGTTTTATTACGGCGATAGGCTTGTTACTTTTGATGGCACAGACCAGACCAAGGTTGTTAGCCTGACTGACGAAGCGGGCAACGTAGACACAAAGATTAACAACAACTTGTACATTAATCTGTACACATCCACTGCTGCTGGCACTATCACGCCATTAAACGGCGCATCTGCTCCTAACGTGGTCATGGGCGGCGCTGACATTGATGCGGCTTTGCGGTGGCCTTCTAGCAGTCGCCAAATGAATGGCTTGGCCTTTGCAATCGTTAAGCTGAACTACAACCAAGACGCTGGCACAACTAACCTGTCGCCAATTACGTTTTATGCCAAGCACTACCTTAACAGCACTGGCGCAGCAAAACCGGGAGATGTTTGGTATGACTACATTACCAATGCGGCATATGGCGGCGCTGTAGATGCTGCTTTTGTGAATGCAAGTTCTGCCACAGCGTTGAACGCATATGCAGATCAAACGATCACATACACACCTTCTGGTGGTGGCTCTGCTACGCAAGCCCGATACCGCATGAACGGTGTGCTTGATGCTGGTCAGCCAGTGCTAAACAACCTTGACAAGATAATGACTTGCGCGGACTCTTGGATGGCGTACAACGCTGCTCTTGGTCAGTGGTCTATTGTCATTAACAAATCAGAAACAGCCGTTTACGCTTTTGACGATGACAACATCATTGGCGAGGTGCGGGTTAGTGCAACAGACATTACGCAGTCTATCAACCAAGTAGAGGCAAAGTTTCCCGACAAGGGCGCAAGGGATCAGCCTAACTTTGTCAACATTGCTACTCCATCAGGTTTGCTTTATCCAAACGAGCCAACAAACAAATATAGCGTTACCTATGACCTGTGCAACGATTCTGTGCAAGCGCAATACCTTGCTAACCGAATTCTTGAGCAAGCCCGTGAAGACCTCATTGTTAGCTTCAGCACAACCTATTACGGCATCCAAGTTGATGCTGGCGCTGTTGTTAGCGTAACCAATGCAGACTACGGTTGGAGCAACAAGCTGTTTCGTGTGGTCAAGGTAAACGAAGCGTCTTTGCCTGACGGTAGCTTGGGTGCAAGGCTGGAAATGAACGAATACAGCGCGGCTGTGTACGATGATTACAGCATCACTCAGTATGCGCCAGTGCCTAACAGCGACATTCCAAGCGCCATTTTCTTCAGTGCGCTTTCAACGCCAACAGTGGTGTCTAGCAGCCCATCGACTACGCCAGCAACATTTGTCGTGCGAATAGTAGTCCCTGCAATTGGTCGCGTAACTTTTGGTACGTTGTATTACTCAACTAGCGCAAGCCCTGCCGCTTACGAATGGAAAGTGCTGCAAACAGCATCTACTCCACTAGGAACAAGTGCCACTAATGGGGCCAGCTACGACTTTACAAACCTACAATTGTCGGCGGGAACGTATTACTTCACATACGTTGTTGGCAATGAGTTGGGCACATCTGCAAGGTCGCCAACAAGCAGTGCGTTTAATTGGTCGCCAGTTAACAGCGAGTCAGGTAACGTAGCCAATTTGCAAGCAGATGTTAATGGTCTTTACATTGACGTTGCTGACAAGGTTAGCAAAACAACGTCAAACATTTTGACGGGAACAATCGTCCCGCAAGACTTGGGCGGAATCAAAGTTGGCTCTATTGCTTGGAACACATCAGGCGTTGTGACAAGCGGCTCTGGTATTGCCATTACTGAAAACGGTATTGTCGGTGCAAAATCTGGTGTACCCAACTTTACTATTGACACTGCTGGCAATGCTTTGTTTAAAGGTGACATCAACACAGATGGCGATGCTGTTTTTGTTGGTCAAAATCCTTCTGCTATTCCAGTTGTTATTAATGGCGTTTCTTTTTCTATTGACTATTCATCGTTGTCTCAAGCAGTAACAGACGCACCCGGAAAAGTTAGGGCTGGTGTTTTAGGTTACGCATTTTCATTTTCAGGCTCTTTGTACAATATTGGCGTGATTGGAATTGGAAATAATGGTTTTGGTGTTCCGGGAATTGGTGTTGTTGGTCAAGGTGGTCAAACGGGAGGATTTTTTACCACATCAAATTCAGCAGGCTCTGCTTTAGAAGCGGTTAACAATGCTGGTGGTATATCTTTATTGTTGGTTGGCCGTATAGCTTGGAACGGATATTCAATAGCTGTTCCAACTGGAAACACATCTCTCTTTTTAAGAAATGACGGTCAGTGGGCTGCTCCTGCTGGTGGTGGAGGTGGCACTGTCACTTCTGTTAGTGGCACAGGATCTGTGTCCGGCATTACGTTATCAGGCACTGTAACCACATCAGGTAGTTTGTCTCTTGGTGGGTCTTTAAGTTTGACCTCCGGGGACTTAACTGCAACAGCCCCCGGCTCTAACTTCTATTTGTCAGGTAGCGGTTGGGTATCACTAAGCGGGGCTTTTACTACTGCGGCTGCTAATAGTGGTTCAGCAACACCTAGTAGCGGCATCATCAATTTTCTTGGCTCTACGTCTACGGGTATTGCTGGTGCTTATGTTGGCTCATCAGCATCAGGCAACACTGTTACTTTTACAATACAGACAACAAGCCCATCAGATGTTCGCCTAAAAGAAGAAATTGCAGAAGCTGACCTTGGTCTTGAGTTTGTTAAGCAGTTGCGGCCTGTGTCGTATAAGCTGAAAGCCGATCCCAAGCATCAAAAAGGTTACGGCTTTATTGCTGACGAGGTAGAGGATTTAATTGGCCTAGACTCATCTTTGGTTTATGAGGAACCAAACTGGCAAGTTGGCGATGAGGTTGGGTTTAAAACAATTCATTATCCAAGCTACATTGCTGTGCTTACAAAGGCTATTCAAGAGTTGTCTGCCAAGGTAGATGAGCAACAAAAATTGATTGAGTCGTTGCAAAACAAAGGCTAAAATAGCTTCTACATGACAAGAACCGTACCCCCGTGAGTGCATGGGGAGCGTCATCACCTGAGATCAGGGAATTATCATGGCCGTTTTTAATAAGAACACACTAGCCCAAGTCTCGGGCTTTGACAATCCAATTCTTGCTGGAGAGTTGGTTTACAACCAGAACACTTATTGGAATTTGACCTTCACGAATTCCAATACAAACTTGCCAATCAATCTAACGGGCGCAACGATCAACGCTCAGATTGTGCGTAGGCAAGTCACAAACATCATTGACACCCGCAACGGGCTGACCTTTGACATTGCTGATTACAACCCAACGCCTACAGCTATACCACTGACGGTTAGCAACATTGTTGCGGCTGCTGGCACTTGCACTTTGGTTATTGACTCTACAACATGGGGGTTGATTACTACTGATGCTCAACTGGAAATTAACGCAACAAGTTGTGTTGGTTACTCTGGTCGGGTAAAGGTTTCATTCCCTGCGGCTGGTTCTACTCCAGCAGATGACCAGATCATTTTCTTGTTGTTCCTTGTTCGCTCTGATGGCATCGTTGTTGTATGAGCAAAGGAATTATCGTATCCCCTGCGAATCGGGGCGTCCAAGTCGTTGTAACGGACGAGAACAACGTACAACTGTTAATTGACAGCAACCGAGGTGTAAACCTTGAAGTTGTGCCACAACCGCGCATTGAAGTGCTGGTTGATAAGGGCGTAGAGGGCGCACAAGGCCCGGTTGGGCCACAAGGGCCAGTTGGGCCACAAGGCCCACAAGGAAACGCTGCAACGGTTGCTGCGGGGACTACAACCACAGGCGCTGCTGGCACTAACGCAAGCGTTGTTAATTCAGGCACATCTAGTGCTGCTGTTTTTGATTTCACCATTCCTAGAGGTGATACAGGTGCAACTGGTGCTGGTGTGGCTATCGGCGGCACTACAGGCCAATTCTTGCAAAAAGCAAGTAACGCAAATTACGACACTGCTTGGGCAACAATCACAGGGACTTTGGTTTATCAAGGGTCTTGGAACGCTGCAACCAATACGCCTACCTTGGCTTCAAGTGTTGGCACAAACGGTTATTACTATGTTGTCGGCACAAGTGGCTCAACAAACCTAAACGGCATCACTGATTGGGTTGTGGGTGATTGGGCAATCTTTAACGGCACTATTTGGCAAAAGATTGACAACACAGATTTGGTGTCATCTGTTAACGGGCAGACAGGTGTAGTGGTGTTGACTGCGGCTGATATTGGCGGCCTTGGCACTATGTCTACGCAGAATGCCAATGCTGTAGCCATCACAGGCGGCACGATAAACGGGGCTACCGTTGGAGCGACAACCCCTGCTGCGGGTAAATTCACTACGCTTGAATCAACAGGAACTGCGTCTTTAGGCACTGCTTCAGCGCAATATATGCAGGTTGTTGGCGATGCCACCTACCCTGCTTTAAAAGCTGCTGGTTCAGCGTCCAACATCCCCGCCATTGTTCAACCAAAAGGCACAGGAGCCTTACAAGCCCAACAGACAACCTCTACAGCCACAGGCGGTAATGCTCGGGGTGCTAATGCTGTTGATTGGCAGACAGGTAGAAATAATGCAGTTCAAGTTGCAAGCGGCGCAAATTCCGTCTTGGGTGGAGGTTTTGGTTCGCTAGCATCGGGGCCTGTCAGTGGGGTTTTTGCGGGAAACCAATGCCAAGCAACAAACTTCAACACTGCTGTTTTAGGGGGAACATTTAATGTTGCCTCTGGAATTAACTCAACCGTTGTGGGCGGCGCATTAAACACTTCGGCAGGTTATTTCAACTTCATGGGCGGAGGGTTTACCAACTCTGGAACGTCTGGTTCTGCCGTAACCACACAATCCGCAACAATGAACGGTACAACAGCCGTAACGCTGTCAGGATCAAACGCAAGCATCAGGGTTGGTCAGTACATCACTGGCACTTCAATTGCCAACGAAACCTACGTTGCAGCCATCAGCGGCACATCCCTGACACTGTCCAAGGTAGCTTCTGGCTCATCCACATCAACCCTGTCCTTCTTCACTCCTCACGGTGTAGTGGTAGGCGGTGGTAACAACCAAGCCACAGGCTCTTACAGCTTTATCGGTGGTGGTGGTGATGCTGGTACTGCTGCTAACAGGAACGTGGCTTCTGGGGATTGGAGTACGGTTGGTGGTGGTGCTAAGAACGTGGCTTCTGGCCCAGCCTCTGTAATTGCTGGCGGCGGTTTTTTAGGTACAAGTATTTTTGGAAACACAGCAAGTGCCGATACTACTTTTGTTGGTGGCGGGATTTTAAACGTAGCGTCTAATTCCGGAGCTGTAATTGCCGGAGGATGGCAAAACATTTCAAACGGCATTCTTTCAACTGTTGGTGGTGGTAGATACGCTACTGCAAGAGGTATTTCTGGGGTAAATGTTTTTTCAACAACTGCCCCAATAGCTGATAATTGGGGCGTATCTCAATCCAGTCTTTTAATTATTGGAAGACAAACTACAGATGCTACTGCAACAAGACTTACTTCTGACACAGCAGCCGCATCCACAGTTAACCAAGTCATCCTGCCCAACAACTCTGCCTACTTCTTCCGTGGCGAGGTTATTTCTGGCAGAACTGGTGGTGGTGATGCAAAAGGCTGGACGATTGAGGGTGTCATCAAGCGTGGGGCAAACGCTGCTTCTACGACAGTTGTAGGCGTTACAGTCACATCCATGTACGCTGACGTAGGCGCTGCTACATGGACAATCGCAGTCGCAGCCGACACGACCAACGGTGGCTTGGCAGTAACATTCACGGGTCAGGCAGCAACCACAATACGCACCGTGGCCCAAATCCGCACAACCGAAATGACCTATTAAGGAGAAACCTATGGCACTCAAGATCACAGCAACCAACTCAACCAACGGGCAACAGGAAACCCAAGCCTATGCCCGTATCACCAACTTCTTTGGTACAAAAGACCAGATTCAAGTTCAGGTGGAAATCCATGCAACCGAAGAAGCTCGCAGAGCAGGGTGGCCCTCCATCCAGCAGCAAGCTCATCACATAGGCATGGAAGACCTGTCTGGTGACCTGATCCCGGCAATCTACAATGTCCTCAAAACCTTTACCCAGTACTCAGGAGCGCAAGATGTCTGAAGGCCGCATAAACCAACCAAGCTGGCGCTGTCCTAAATGTGGTGAACATATTGGATGGCTTGGACGGCTTTTAAAATTTACCCACTCTTGCAACAAAGGCAAGCTATGAAAATCGAACTCAGCAACGAAGAAATCCAGTACCTGATGAGCTTGTTGGGCGAACAGCCTACAAAGACAGGCGCATGGCTGGTTTTGCAAAACATCACCCAACAGGTGCAAGCCGCCCAAACCGAAGGAGAGCAAAATGTCTGAAGGCTACAACTGGACTGTTAACGGTCTGCAAGTCGAGAACCACCCCGAGCCACAAACCGTGGTGATGAGCAATTTCACCATTGCCAAAGACGGTCAACAGGTCAAC